AACCCTCGCTTTTCCAAATACTCCAAATGGGAAGACTTGAAATCTTTACTTCCCGGAACAATACAAGTTTTGGCTTGCTGGCGGGGAATGGAAATTTCTGTATTTGCGGAATGCGAATACACCACACTGTACTTTTCTCGAATCACTTTCTGTGATTCCCCCGTCATTGCTTTTATGTAATCATACCAAGTATGAGATCCACACTTCCAGCAATAGGGCCGTTTCCTCCCCCGAACATCTAACCCAAGGTGGTTGAAAGAATCGTCACAGAATGGGCAAGTAACTCCTACCCTCCCTTGCGATACATTCTCAGATCCCGGAGGCCACCAAGGGATATTGTAATCATCCAGAAACCGAATGACATCGAACAATTCAATCTTCCTCGCTTGAAAGGAGACCGAAGATTTTGTCGTAACAGTCTTCACAAATATCAACGGTCTTGTGCAATGCTGACGGGATTGAACTTGTTTCTAAATCCGCCGAATTGTGTTCAATGGTCTCCAAGGAGACCTCAATCCGGGCTACATCCGCAGCGAATTCTGACTCCACTTTCTTACAAACATCACAAATCAACATTTTCATAATAGCTCCTTTTCAAAATCCCGCAATAGCAAACTCATCACTTTGTTTCTTCTCTGCTACTTCAAGGGACGGCAGCAAACCAGAAGCCAAAACTACAAGTTTCTCAATCTCTTCTACTTCAAATCCTACAGTTTGGAAGGATTCTTTCGTGACAAGAAACATCTTATCTCCTGGTCCTTCCTTTTTTATTAGCAACCCATCAACCCCAGTTTCATCTGGATTCATACGCGCCTCCTACATATAGCATACAAGATCTCAACTACAGTGTCAAGCCACTATTTCAAACTCTTCTGATGCCTCAGAAACAGCCCAGTTGTCTCGGTAAATTTCTCCGCTCATTCTCAGGGGCATGGTAATCCATTGATGCCGCTCCTTCACTTCAACAATAAAACATTCGCGTACCAAGGCTTTGATAATTTCAATCTCTTCCTCTGGTACTTCCAATACCACGCTGTCATGTATTTCAGCGATGAACTTACTCTTCAGTCCTTGCTTCTCCATCTTCTCTGTCATAGAAATAATTCCCTCCAAAAGCACATGAAACCCACTCCCCTGAATAGGGAAGTTTCCTACTTGGTTGGCGGTCATTAACGAGGTGTACATGAATCCAGTGTACGAGATAACCCGTCCTGTGTTCACATACGTTTCCCATGTATCCTCCCGCCACCGACTCAGTTCCTTGAATCGCTCATTCCAGTAGATACCATAGATCTCCCGAATATGTTTGTCCCATGCTTCGTAGTCCTTCACCCCCACTCTTACCATCTCATCTTTGAGACGGTTTGTCATGTGTCCGTGCCACAGATTGTATGACAGCATCCTCGCACTTGAACCATATTGGAGCGCAAAGTTTGCAGTCTTTCCAACTGAGCGCATGTTTTTGAATAAGGTCGGATCTACGTCTTCTGCCCTTACCCGGAAGATATCCTGAGCCATGTCCGCGTGCATATCGGTATTCTCATCCAGAAGATACTTCATCATGGTGGGGTCTTTGTGGTAGTTACACCCCATGAACCCCTCAAGTGAAATATAGTCAATGTCCATATAGACACAACCTTTTCTTGGTTTGAAAACGGATCGAATACGGGACATCATCTCTTCATCTCGCATAGGTGTGTTCTGGAGGTTGGGGTTTTGGCCGCTTGAGCGGTAACTTGTAACCAAATTCAGAGAGTAACCTGGGTGGATAACATTATCGACTGTCTCTCTCCGTATCCCCTCTAAGAAAGTCTCTCGGGTCTTGACCGCCGCTTTGTAATCAGCAACATTCCGAGCGATCTTGGTCTCATACACTTCGTAGAACCCCCGCAATACTTCCGAGGTAGTACTGGGTTGTCCGTTTTTCGTCCTTTCAATGACAGGATACTCAAGCCGATCATAAAAGAGTTCTATCAAATCCTTTGAGCTATTTGGATTGAACGTATCCCACTTCTTAATCAACGGGTCTTGCATGATTTTCTCTTCCAAGCCCATGATTTGTTTTTCCAACTCAAGAGAATTCTTTTGGAGACGGAACGCATCTACCTCAAAGCCATTGATAGACATCTTCGCTAAAGCAATCTGACCTTGGTGGAATTTATCATATCCCTGCTTGAGGATATCGCTGCTCTCAATCTCCTTGATCTGTTTCTCAGCTATGTGAAATGTATGCCATGCATCTTCACCGTTGTATTTTAACAAACGAGGCAAGCTCGCGTTACGGATATTGTTTATTGCATTTGCATTTTTCTTGTCAGAAGCAGTTAGGAATCGGTCGATCTCAGTGTCATACCCCGCTACTCCATTTTGAGCGAACGCCTGAAACTTCAAACTTGTAATCCCCGCACGATTGTCGAGAATGTGCGCTGCGATCATCCCATCCCATTTCCAGTTATCCACCCACACTCCGAGGAAATGTTTGATCCACGTGATCTCGTACTGAATGTTCCACCCGTATTTGTCTGCATCGTTCAAGAGAAGTCTCTTGAGTACCCGTAAGCTACGTTCCTCTCTTGGATGACGAAATGCCCATATCTGTTCCCCATCAGAAAAGCCCCATGTGTATATCTCGTGTCCCTCTGCATAGGGTTTCAGTCCGGTCGTCTCAATATCGAACGCATACTTTGGCTTATCATTCAGATACTTCAATGCGTCTCGGATCTCTTCTTCTGAATCCAACAATTGAACAGAAGGTACTTTCATTTCTGTGTATTTGAATTTCAGCCCAGCCACGATCTGCTTTAGAATGAAAAAATCCAAGACACGGAAACTATCCGTCTGTCGTAAATAATCATCTTTCCACAGTTCTCGTTTGAAACGGGCATGACTCTTGTATTTAAGGATATTCTTCTTGCGGCGCTCCAATTCTTTCAGAGCATCCATAGGACTGAAAACAGGAATAACAGCGGCTCGAAGATTCTGGTCCGGAATCAGTGATCCAGGAAATTTGGTATACTGAGCAAAACTAAAACGTCCACTATTAACCCCGTGGTAGAGAGTCTTCATAGCCACCGAGCCCATTACAAATATCTTCTCGGGTTTCAAACGAGTGATATTCGCCATAAGCCGGGAGTGACACCCAGCAATAGATTGAGGCGATACAGGTGTATCTTTCCCCTCAAATTGTGGCTGAAAACATTGCACCGCGTGAGTCACCCATACATCTTCCTCCGAAAGCCCTACACGATCCAAAATGGAGAAGAAGTAGTTATACATTGAGCCATGAAAAGCATCACCTGTATGATCCTCCTCACGAGTAACAGAGTCAAAGATAATGAGGATCTTTCTCCTGCCCTTGCCACTCACAGTGAACTTTGGAGACTTGCATAGTTCGTATGCTTTACAAGTCTCACACCCACTAAGTCTGTTTGGACGGGATAATGTAGGTAAAGGTGCTTTTTCTATTTCCATGAATCCGGGCATTCTATTCTCCTCTTTGGTCTTTTTTTTTACAACATCATCATCCCGTAAGGAATTGATAATCATAAGGCTGATAGAGCCCATAAACAGGAACCATACAATTACCTGTACTCTTCGTTTGCTTGTCCACGCTTCCGTAATAGCTATAAAAACTGTATCGGCACTTCTTCCGCTTTGTGCCTGACGCATCTCCTGAGTAACTTCCCCTCTGTTTATCTGTTGCAGTCTGTTTGCAAGGTTCTCATTAAGAACACGAAGATCCTCTTCGATGAGAGCTTGTTCTCGCTGTATGGCTTGCACCGTCTCAGGACGTACGGATATCTCAAACTCTGCTCGCTTCGCGATAAGACTATCCTGTAAGGCTTCCCGCTGAATGTACAGCTCTTGTAGAACTACATCATTGTCTACAGTAACTACTATATCATAGTTTTCAACTTGTGCCAAGGTACTGGATAGAAGAAAGGACCAACCAAAGAACAATGTGACTGCTTCAAGCATGACATAATTTATCAGGTATCGAGGCTTCTTCGTACCCACAAATTTAGAGAAAGCTCTGGGAGCAAACATGACGATAGCTATCCCCGACATCACAAATCCAACCGCTTCTAACGGACCGGGACTCAATCTCAGCATAGACACAACCATAACCCCCGTCTGTACAACGAGGGCCATTCCCAAACCGAAGGAGTCTAAGAATTGATTGAATCTATCACGAAAACTCATACTTCAACCCATAGATACAAACATTCGTTTTCACTTTCACTTTCACAGACGAGAAAGTCATTGGTCCCGAAACGTACTTCTCCTTCCATCTCTACGAGACTGATAAGGTGATCTGGATGTATTCGGAACGCGAGGTTCGAGCTTGAATAAACTCCCTTGAGTTTATGTGTATACTTGGACTTGACCCCTTCCGTGCTTATCACCGCTTCTCCGTCTTCGATACTCACATGTACGGTAACGTCCTTTTTCTTAAACTCAATGTCGAATGCTTTGGAAGCCAATAGTGCCTGTTTCCACTCAGAAGGATTTTCGATTCTAAAAGATTCTGTAGCGGTAGATGTATTTGGAATGTAACGGCTAACTGCTGACACATTCCCAATGTTCCGGACCATGCTCAGAACTGAATCTCCAATACGGAAAGACACAGTGGAGTCCTTAATCAATATCAAATCTGGTTCCCCGACACTCCCGAGTACCTTCTCGATCCCAAGACTAAATGAAGCATCCGGACAATCAACAAAGCGGGTAGCGATTTTGTACCCGTCGGAAGACATCGCCATATTATCTTGTACATAGATGTTGCTGTACTCGATGTTCATGGGAAATGTGGATTTAGAGCAGAAGTCTATAGCATCCCGGAAATATGAAGGAAGAGAAGTGTAGTTTTCTATAGGTGCCGTCTCTACATAGAAGGACTGCATATAGTCAGAAATAGACTTGAAAGGGTAATTGAAATCTGCTTGGTTCCCTTGACATTCTATGGTCACACTGTCTATACCGATCAGTATAGAGACGGTATCTTCGTGCAACCGAGATAGCATTGCCTTTACAGGGACTACTGGCAGGGCCATCTCCTTCGGGGCATCGAAGGGCTGTAGGAAGAAGAACAGTCCGTTAAAAGCATACACATAATTCCCGTCGAAGAAGATCCAATCTTCGTATGGGACATTCACTTTCTTTGAGACTATTGGTTTCACTCTCTCGATGAAGCTCAGAAGTTCTTTTCTATCTATCACATTTTCCATACTATTGCTCCTCTAACCGTTGAATCCCCATTCTTTGGATGGTTTCTCTTGTTCTTCAGTCTTCATCCCTTCAGACACAATTTGTTGCTGTGCTGCAATGACCTCTTCATAATTCGGGATATCTTTGACCCACCGAGCATCTAAGATGGGTCGCGCTAAAGCCAAGGATTGAAGACAAGCCACTTTGTTTGATTGGTAAAACTCATCATGTCTCCCGAGAACAAAAAGCCGCATGATACCGGCTCGCTTTTCTGCTTCAGTCTGCAATATACTAACCCAGTGAGAAGCGAAGTCAAATTTCCGACTGCTCCCACTGGCCTCTTGAGGACCAACCTCGTACTTGGCTCCCGTCTTGTTATATTGTGATCCGAGGATCACCAGAGAGTGCCTTTGTTGGGCAATCTTCGCTTTCACGTCCTTCCAAATCTGATCTAAGGAATCGTGTGTAGCTCCATGAAAACTGCCCTCGTTCTCTAACAGTTTATCGTAATCAATCACAACTACATCAATCTTTACTTCTTCGTATTTTTCCAAACGATCTAAAGCATCCGCAATGTCCGATACCTTTCTTCCGACATCATCGTGGTCAAAGAAGAACAAACGTCCAACGCCGCCATACTTCTTGAATGAGTCTTGAAAGGAGGCAGTTTCGTGCAGATCCAATCCGGAACGGGTTGTGTGCTCATACTGAATCAAACCACTATCGTCGAAGAAGGGGACAATAACATCCTCGCTCTCTCGTCGCGTCTGCCCCATAAAGTTTTGAAAGAGCCGCATACCCATAACGCTGTGATCCATTTCATATGAGAAGATTGCAACATTTAGGTTGTTGTACAGAGCATAGTATCCAAACTGATACATGAGAAAGCTCTTCCCTCGCTTTGCTGGTCCCGCTACAGCCAAGATATCTCCACGATACACATCTTGGAATAGCTGTTCCAGGGCGGGGTAGGGGAACTCAATAATACCCTTCTTCATTCCTGCAAACATCTGTTGAATGAACGCTGGATCATTGAAAGGCTCTATGCCTGTAGAGACTACCGTATCGACTTTATTGTAGTCTACCAGTAATCGCTTTGCTTGCTCGACATTACCAGTGGAAATACTCCCCTTAATCTCTTCTGCCAATTGAAGAAGAGACTGTTCTTCAATATACTTCTTTGCTTTCGCAATGTAGTACTGATCAGAGAATGTTTCTGGATTCTCCATGTATCTCTCGTTGATGTGGTGCAACAGATTGTAGACCGTAGTAGCGGTCTCTTCATCCATCTCCCTTTTCCGAGATACATAAATGTCGTTTATCAACTTCCCCGGTGCTTTCTGGAATTCCTTGTAATGATTCAAACACCACGTAACCAACCTTCTGATCGAAGGTTCTCGGATGAGATGGGTATTACGGAGTACCTTATAGGTTTGCTCAATAAACGTAGTACTGACTATTGCCCCAGTGAGAATATCTTTCTCTGGTTCATTCTCCACTTGAGACCGGCTATACTTTGCTGCCATATCAATCCTTTTTCAATTTCTTTGCTATAGCATAATACTTATCCCGCAACACTGTCAAGAGGGTTTCAGAATTTACTGCTTCTCCACGGATGACTCCATCAACAACTGTCTGCTTTTGATCAAGACGTTCGATTATCTCTTCCTCAATCGTGCCTGCTCCAACAAGGTAATGGACCGAAATACCTTTCTCGCTTGAGAAACCGTCTCTCCACAGCCTACCTTCCGCTTGCTCTAAATCAGAAGGATTCCACGGGAACTCTACAAATGCGATTGCCGTGGCTCCGCTCTTCTGTAAACCATCGACCCCAGTCCCCATAGACTGTGTGTTTCCAATGATGACTCTACACTTTGGGTCATCCATAAAACGCTGTTTCTGTACTTCTTTTTGTTTGGCTGTTAAGGTACCATTGAACATGGCACTGTCCTTATAGTGCTTATGGAGTTTTTCTACAATCTTCTGGTGATCAGCAAAGACCACAAGTTTCTCATGCACTTCCAACATACCGTCAATGTACTCTATCATGTGTTTGAATTTATACTTGACAGCGGCTTGCTTGAGCTTTTCAAATTTGGTCAGGATAAGGCTCGGGTTCTCGTAGATCTGTTCAATGATCAGATCACGGAGTTCGAGATATTCGTCATAGTCGTCCATCTCAATAGGAACAACGGTCCGGATAGGACGAGGAGGGAGATCCGGAAGGATTGTCTCTTTATCCATCACAATCATACCATTGTTGCGGAGCTTTCGATTGAGTTCGTACATATTTGTTGCCCCGTTGTACGTCGTGATCTTCCGGCCCCTCCCAATAAAGATCTGCTTCGGTTCACAATAACGATTCAAAAACAACTGCTTCGTTGGCCATACTTTTGGTTTGATTTGATTCCAGTATGACCATATCTCGCTTGGGCGAGAAAGAATAGGAGTACCACTCATACCAATTACGTTCTCTGTGTTTTCAATAATATGTTTGAATGCAAAGAACGCATTGCTCTCCTCATTCTTGATACGGTGGACCTCATCAACAATAACGGTATTGAAACCCGTAGCAATGAAGCGCTCAATATTCTTGTTCAATACTTTATGCTTGCGCCTTTGAACACGACCACTGCGGTCTTTATACGTGACTGTCTTGGTGTCCACCGCACGAGAAAGGAGTTCATAGTTTATGACATAAATCTGCTTTTTCTTGTATTTGGCTAAACTATCTGATCCTTCCAAAATCTCAATGTTTGTCTTCCCAAAGAACTTCTTGTAATCATTCTTGAAGTTGACCTTAACAGGAGAAGGGCAGATAATCAGAGCCGGGAGACTGTTCGGAGTCATCTCAATAAATGCTTCGCTCACCAACGTCTTTCCTGCTCCCGGAGGGAGACCTATAACAGCTCGATTGTTGTGGGCTGAGAGGTATCGTAGAGTATCTTTCTGGAAAGGGTACAGATCGTATCTATCTTCCAGTTGGGGAAAGTCTACTTCTATTGACTTCCATGTTTCGTCGATCTCTTCAACAAAATCAATCGCAATATCCGCGTCAATATCAAACTTGGCTAAAAATAGTGTTTCTCTATTATCTTTCGTATCTGGAACAGTCCATTCTTTTTTCTTGACATCGAAGAAACGTCCAGCGATACTTTTCACCAATTCCAAATCAGCCTGAAATGTAGATCCACCGAACTTCAGCCTAATCTTGTCGTTGTCAATCCATGCTCGTCTCATCTACACTCCTAATACGCCCCAAGTTTTGCGTAGCGCTGAACGTCTACTACATGTAAAGTAGGAGCCGTTCGCTTTCTTCGCTCAAAAACAAACCATCCAGTTACCAAGGCTCCTACATGGAAGCTCCCATCTTCTCGATAAGGTGTCCTATAGTCAACCATTCTATCAAAGATATAGACTCGTGTCAAGTGATCCCACAGCCCTTCTACGTTCCGCTTATGTGTACCGAAATAATTGACACGCCCGATTGTAATCACTTTCGGAGCAATCTCTAGGCTCTTCCAGACCATTTGATCCCATTCACTAAAGGGAAAGTTCGTCACCACCACATCGTAGCTGTCTTGTTCATAGCTATAGATATCACGATTGTCTTTTCCCACAAAAAGATCACTCCCATGAACTTGAGAAAACCCTTCTTCTATCAGGGTGTCCACAATAGCCCGTTCTCCTTGACAGGGATCAACAATTGAATCTGTTTTCGCTATTTCTCCTTGCTTGATAAGTTCCCATGTAAGTGATTTTGGAGTCTCGTAGAAATCTCCTTGTGGTCTTAATTCCAGAGGCTTCTTGGAAGCGTATGCCTTACCTTTATTATTCATACATCCTTCCCTATAGACCGCTGAACTTTCCCGAGATAGATACTCCCTTGGCGATTTTTTCTATTATGGCGTATCGCAGAAAGCCCAACATTATAGGCCATTACTGCCTGTTCAATGTTATCGGTCTGTAAATAGAGAAAATTCAGGTGTGCCGCCGCGATCTGAATAGAGGCTTCTGGGTCAAACGGGTCTACCTTTCGCCCAAGATACTTCATAGAAAAGTATTCAATATAGGCACTATTCAGTTGGGCAATCCCCATATCCTGAGTGCCGTTACTGTTTTCAGGACTGATTGCGCGTGGATTCCAATTACTTTCAACAGAAATAACCCCAATAAGGTATAAAAAGTCATAATCATAAGGAAAGGACACGAACAGATGTCTGAACTCACGAGGAATCCTCAACAGTTCGCGGCGTTCTGCATTTACGATCCCTCGCAGTTCCGTATACTCCTCTATGTGTGAAGCGTGTACGGGTGATGGCTCTGGCAGAACCTCTTCCCACCTCGCGCTTCCACAAAGACCCACAATGACTCCTAAAATCAATAATGCTTTCATTTTCATCCTCCAATCATGCCGATAGAATCCAGATAGCGTTGAGTAATAGCTACATTTGTGTGGTTTAGTCGTTTTGATACTACATAAATGTCGGAAGTCTGGCTATAGACCTTGACTGCAAAATAGTGGCGAAAACTGTGAGCATGATACTTTTGCTCAATGACTCCCTCTGTAAACAGTTCTTCGCACACTTTGGTAACGTGATGCTGAATCGTCCTCTCGTTCATATCCTTAAAGGGAAGAGCAACACTCGCGTCAAAACCCATATCAGACATCACCTCTTTATACCCTTCAGGCATAATCCCCTGGATGGTTCTGCCTTTCGAGTAGGTGGTATAGATGTCATCTTTTATAGACAACCCCTTCAGAGCACCAACACGAAACCCTCCGTAGGCCATGAGCCACACAGCCATGTATACTTTTTTATACGCAGTGGAATGAGGAGAGGATATTTTATTGCTTAAACGAGACAGGACCCTATAAAGATCCTGTTCATTCGGGACAGCTAATGACTTGACTCGTTTAGATTTAACGGTTTTCACTCCTCGAAAAGGATTGGTAGGGATGACTTCCCAACGCACCATTGTGGTAAAAAAAGAGGAAATAGCAGTCAAGTGTGTACGTACACTGTTGGGAGCGTACACCTGGGAAAGCTCACTGACGTAAGTATCCGCATCGAACGGAGTCACATCGATTGGATGAATATGCTTCTGAAAGAACAACTTTATTGCCGCCTCATAACTCTCTCGGGTCTTGGCGCAGAACGAATCAAGAAATTGAGACAGATAGGAATCAATATCAACCGACTCTTTCTTCTGAATCTTTGTCACCAGAGATTTGATTCTATCATACTCAATATGGGCCTTAATGTGGTCCATCTGGGCTTCTGTAAGCTGAGTCCCGTCAGGTAATGTATGTACGTTGTACGTAAGGTCATTCATCATAGGCCCCTTCTACTCCAATATACACGGAATTACCCGTGTTGTCAAGAGAAGAGAGATTCCATATCCCACCAAGGATTTACCTTCTTTGTCGTTACCAGATTCATCTCCTCGAATGAGTACCATAATGGTTTCCCCCCATTATCGCGGGCAACATCTTCAGCTGAATATCTTACCGAACATCTCTG